ACGAAGCTGTCGAAAATATTCGCGCTAAGAAGACACTTGATCAGATTCGTCAGCTTGTTGCTATCGATGAAAATTTCATCGATTCCGAGGTCAAGGAGGCCCTCGTTGATGGCAAAAGAACAATTGATTCCCTCAGAAAGGAATTAAACGAAGCATTAGAGACTAACACAGAGCTCAACCATAAGTTGAATCGCTCTGAATCTGCTCTCCTGCTTGAGAGTAAGACTAAGGAGTTGCCAAGTGCAGCCAAGTCTTACGTTAATAAGTTGCTCAAGGGCAAGAGCCCTGAGTATATTCAAGAGAACTATCAGTACGTAGTTGAGATGTTCGAGAAGGAAATCTCTGAACAGGAAGAAGTTGCGAAGGAAGGAGTCGCTCAGCGTATCGTTGAGGCCGTTGACCGCCCTGAAACCGAACTTATCCAAGAAGAGATTTCTTCACCGGCCCCGGTTTCTGAACCTGCGGTTGGCGGATATCTGAATGAGATGAAGAAATTAGATGGATCTAAGCTCCGTCTTAGACACTAAGTCTAATCTTTCATACTCACAAGGTCGAATTCCTATTTTAAATAAAGGAGAATAATATAACTATGGAACTTTTTCATATCAATAAAGACAAGGCCGAAACCCTCGTCGAAAAGTGGGCACCAGTATTGGACTACTCTTCTGACAAGGTTTCTGCTATCTCGAACGAAAACACCCGTCTAAACACCGCCATCCTCTTGGAAAACCAGGAGAAGTGGTGCTTTGAAGCTAATAACACTAACTCCGGTGGCGTTTTCGGTGCCAACAGCTACGCTGGTGGCGGTACAAATACCGCTAATCAGTTCAGCGCTGACACCTACGCCAAGGGTGATGCTCGTCTTCCTAAGGTCCTTATCCCCATGATCCGCCGTACATTCCCCGAACTCATCACAAATGAGATCGTTGGTGTACAGCCCATGACCGGACCTGTTGGACTTGCATTCGCCATGCGCTATAAGTACGAGGGTTCACCTCTCGGACAGGGCGGCGACGGTAACCTAACCAGCACTTATGTTGGTGGTCCTCAGCAGTCCTCTAGCGGTAAGGAAGTTGGCTATAATTACCTGAACACTGCGTTCACTGGTACTTCTAGCGCTTTCCTCTCTGGTGATACAACTGGTGCTTATTGGGGTAACTTGGTAGAAGATTCTGGCGTAGCCCAGCTTCTCAGCCAGTTTGAATTAACTTCAAACATACCTCAAATGACCGTTTCCTTCGAGAAGACAGCAGTTGAAGCCGGCACACGCCGTCTCGCTGCTAAGTGGTCTGTTGAACTCGAACAAGATCTTAAGAACATGAATGGTATTGACATTGACGCTGAATTAACCAACGCAATGTCTTACGAAATTCAGGCAGAAATCGACCGTGAAATGATCATGCGTATGGTTCAGACCTGCTTAAATGCAGGCGGACCTGGTGGTAATGGTGTTTCTGGTACTGGTTTCTCAGTCTGGTCTGCTCTCTCGGCTGATGGCCGTTGGAGTGGTGAGCGTGCACGTGACTTCTACAACCGCGTTGTTGTTGAAGCAAACCGTGTCGCTATTCGTAACCGTCGTGGTGCAGCTAATTTCATTATTGCTACACCTCGTATCTGTGCCATTCTTGAGACCCTCCCCAACTTCACCTGGCAGCCCGTCACCGGTAGTGTAAACACTACACCCGTTGGCATCGCTAAGGTCGGAGCTGTTGGTGGTCGTTTCCAGATCTATCGTGATACACGTACAGAATCTGAAGTCAACACTGGATACAATCCAACTGGCTCACAATACAGTGGTACACGTACCGCTCCGATCGATTATGCCCTCTTAGGGTATAAGGGTCCTGAGTACTACGATACCGGTATTGTTTACTGTCCGTACATCCCCGTCATGGTCCAAAGAACAATCGGCCCGAACGACTTTAGTCCTCGCGTCGGTCTCTTAACCCGTTACGGTGTTGTTGATCACATCTTCGGTGCGAACCTCTATTATCACTTGATAATCTGTACCGGTCTCGGTCAGCAGTTCACACCTGGTTCGGTCGCAGGATAGATAGGATACCAGTTAAGATAAATTAATCAAGTGAGGGAAGAAATTATGAGAAGAGCATAATAGAATGGGCTACGATTTTAAACCGAAAGTATTTAAG